TTGTGAATGAGGATGGCATAGTGACCGACAACCTAACAGTCAAGAGCAGCATCAATGGTGTACCATTCAGTGAGCAGCCTCTACAATTAGTGGCTAACATCACTCAGACATTAACCCTTGATCCTGTTCTGAGTATCAAGATCAACACCTTCTCTCCTAATCTACTATTCATAAGAACAGGCGTAGGTAAATATACAGCTCCTATTACAAACTATAGTTCTCTCGTACTTACAGATATTTTTATCCTACAAGGCAATACCATTGGAGATGTCAATGTTATGGCAAAGTACAATTCACTTACCCAAAGTATAGACATGGAGACAAGATTGGCAGGAGTTCTTAGTGATGATTGCCTAGAAGATACAAGTTTAATGATTTACTACTATCCATAATGAATACAGTTGAGATACCATTGAAGCTATCAGGTATAGCTGCCATTAGAAAAGAATTAAAAGAAGTAAAGAGTGAGCTCATCAATGCGACTGATCCGGCAGAGATGGCTAGACTATCAGCCAAGGCAGGTGAGCTAGCTGACAAGCTAAAGGATGCCAATGAGAAGGCTGCCATCTTTGCTAGTGGTAGCAAGTTTGAGGCTACCAGAAATGCATTTACAGCAATGAAAGGTGACCTCATGAATTTAGATTTTGAGGGTGCCAATGAAAAGGCTAAGATCTTTGCTACCACCTTGGGTAGTCTTAACCCAAAGGATGTCCAAAAAGGGTTCAGTGACCTCATGGGGATGATGAAAACATTGGGAGGTGCGTTCATAAGACTAGGTATCACCATCCTTATGAACCCTATATTTTTAATTGTAGCAGCCATCACAGCTATCATTGCTATTGTAGCCATTGTTTTGAATAAATTTGGCCTCTTGCAGAAGGTACTTGATGTGCTGATGAAGCCTATCAATGCACTGATAGCAGGCTTTGAGGCCTTTACTGACGTTCTAGGTCTGACCACCAATGCACTAGATGCTCAGGCTGAGAAGGCAAAGCAAGCCAATGAAAAGATATCTGAGAGCTCCAAGAAGAGACTAGATGATGTGACTGCAGGCTATGACCATGAGATTGCTATGGCTAAGATAGCAGGTAAAGAAACCACTCAACTTGAGATAGATAAGAGCAAGACCATCAGCCGAGAAGCTAACAAGAGAAAGCAAGCAGCGAAGTCAGAACTTGAGGCCCTTGCACATGACAGGAGTGAGGATGGTATCAAAAGAAAAAAGGAACTAAGGAAGCAGATAGATGAGGAGAACAAGATATTGAAGGCAGGTGCCAATGAGAGGAAGCAGATAGAAGCACAGTCAGCCAAGGATGAGCAGAAAAAAGATGAGGATGCAGCAGCCAAGGCCAGAGAGACAGCAGCCAAGAACGAGGCAAAGAGAAAAGAAAATGCACAGAATAGGTTAAAAGCAGGGAGAGAGCTCAAAGACTTTGAACTCTCACAGATAGAGGATGCAGCTAAGAGAGAGGAAGCTATCACCAGGGAGAAGTATGCACGTTTATTAACTGATCTTAAAAAGGATGAGAGTAAAAATGCTGCAGAAAAGATTGCCTTTCAAAAGATGTATGAGACTCAGCTACAGCAGGAACTTGATAAGCAGGGGGAGGTGCAAAAGAAAAAACTAGAGGACAATGAGAAGAAGGCTAATGAGGCCATCCTCAATATGAAGATAGCACTGATGCCAGAGGGTGAAGCTAAGGAGCTGGCTATGCAGGATGAGAAGTACCGTAAACTGCGTGAGGCTGCCATTGCAGATGAGACATTGAGTGCCGAGAAAAGAAAGGAGGTTCTTCAACTGTTGGATGATCAAAGGAAAGTAGAGGATCAAAAGAAAATTGATGAGAGGAAGGCAAAACAAGCAGAGCTTGCACTGTCACTCAAGGATGAGGAGACTCAGGCACTCGAAGCATTGAGGTTGAAGTATGAAGAGGAGAGGAAACTTGCTCAGGACAATGCTGATCTATTGCTTGCTTTAGAACAAAAATATCAAGATGATCAGAAACAGATAACAAATAATGCAGCTCAAGCCAAGGTTGATGCTAAGAAAAGAGAGAGGGATGCCATCATCCAGGCTGCTCAAGATATATTTAATGGTATCAGTGCTTTCGGTAATGCAGCTATCAAGGACCAGAAAAAACTTGAAAAGTTCAACAAGGCAGCAGCATTGATACAGATAGGGATTGATACAGCTAAGGCCATCAGTGCTTTGGTTGCAGCATCACAGTCTAACCTATTAAATGCAGCCACAGCAGGGGGGGCAGGTGCTGTACAATTTGCCACAGGTATGTTTCAAATTCTCACCAACATTGCCAAGGCAAAGCAGATACTTAGCAGTGGAGGTACAACTACACCATCACCAGGAGGTGGTGGAGGAGGTGGAGGAGGATCTACATCAGCCTCTCAGGTAGTACCTCAAGCAGCTCAGCTCTTTGGCCAAGGCAACACCGGTAACAAGTTCAAAGCAGGAGGCACTGAAACTGAGAGCTCAAGCATCACAGTCACAGCAGTGGTAAGCGAGACAGCTATGACTACCGTACAGAATAGAATTAAGAATATCAATAAAAATGCAGAACTATGATAAGCCTACAAGCCACCATTGATAAGATTGAAGCCTTCTATCGGTCACACATGCAGGTCAAGAAGGTATCCAATGACTTCAAAGATCAAATGAATAACTTTGCCACCAAGGATGAGGAGTACCCTATAGTATTTATTGTGCCTATATCTGTGAACAACACTGAGAACACTAACATCTTTACCTTTGACATCTACTGTTTTGACATCATCCAAAAAGATAGAGCAAATATCACAACCATTCTAAGTGACACGCATCAGATATTGATGGACCTATTCAACTATTTCACGTTCAGCAATGACAGGTCAATGGATGTATCCGGTATCCCTTCATTCACAGCCTTAAACAATGACTTACTAGACTATGCTGCCGGATATGTTATGACCATTAACTTGGAGGTTGACAACTGGACTGACTGCCAGGTGCCTCTAGAATAAACATTTTTTGAAGTTAAAACAATATAAACATGGCACGATATAAAAAGGATGGAAACTTCTACATCAAGTACCCAACCAGGAGAAAGATGCAGAGACTACTTCAGAGAATAATCATGGCAGAGGGCTTGTTTCAGGAGGGTACTCTTGTTGAGAGTGTTAGGATCAATGCCAAGATCACAGGCTTTGCTAACCTAGATGTTGATATCATTGCCATGTATTACTTTATATTCTTAAACAACGGAGCTGTGCTGTGGAATGGTGGTATGATACCACCCTACAACCTGGTCAGACAATTCACTCAAGAGATGGCATCTAGTGGACTGACAGCAGAAATCTATGATCAATACACACAGTTCCTCTTTGAGAACTATCCTATGGTTGAAGCTGTTGAAGTGCTGCCTGAGGATGCTGTGATTACTTACAACTTTATCCCTGTAGATCCTCCCCCTGGCTTTACAGTAGGAACTCCTCTAAATGTCTAGCTCCTTTTTCATGCCTAGCATGTTGAACACATAGTAAAGTGGTAGCTTACCAATAGCATCGGACTTGGATAGGTCACCATTGCATAGGTTGTAGATGAGTAGCTCCCATGACCACTTGGCTGTGTTCTTTTCAGGCTCTGTATCCGGCTCAAGGTCATGCTCCTCCTCATGATCATCTACTACAGTGTCAGGTATGGTCTCTTCAAAGAGATTAGTATAGCTGTCAAGAAAGGTATCTCTAAACTTAATTATATCCTTTAGCAGCCCATAGACATCTGTCACCGGAATGTCATAGAACATCTCTGCTCTTATCTTGGTGTCATAGTCATAAGGCTCCCACACTACCTCATGCCACTCATTCTCTTTGGTTTGCCGGTACAGAATGGCACACAGCTCTGGCAGGTGTGTTGTGTATCCCTGGGTGCAGTAGTAGTCTAGATCAATGTACTCAAATAGGGTGAGCTTGGAAAATGGTTTCAATGACATCCCATTGATAGTGTGCGAAAATGGTTTCAATGACATCCCATTGATAGTGTGCTTGTATATCTTGGATGGTTCTACGTTGGCCCACTTACAAGAGTCAATGATAGCTGTGAGCTCTTCAATGTCAAGCTCATCTACATCTATATCACTGATGATATAAAGGACCTCACTGTTGTAGTGGATGGCTCCCTGCTCTTTATCAATCTTGGCTATCTCCGTCCACTCCTGCAGTGTTATCTCCTTCCAGCTCTTGGGGAACTTGTCTTTTAATTTTTCCATGGATGAATGTAAGATAAGGCAGTGTGATGTAGGCAGGTTGCTTGGCTAAAAATTTAGATTTGTGCTTGAGGTGTGCCTCAGTGTAGTGCTCAACAGGACCAAGGTCCTCACGCTTAAAGAACACAGCTAGTATCATAGCCAGGTAGTTCTTTTGCTTGTGGATGCTGTACTTCTCTATAAGCTTAGTATCCCTTACTGTCATTTTCATTTCTGCCTTGTAGGTGTATCCTTCATGCTCAAGGGTGTCTATGGTAGGATATTCCTGTTGTGCATGAGTGTTGAACTCCTTGACTATCTTAATGAAGTCCTCGACATCTGTATCATTGAACTCACTCTCTGGTACACCAAGGTATTCAAATATCTTGAGGTGTTTCTCAATGGGATCTAGCTCACTATCAGAGTTAATGGTAGTAACATGCTCGAATTGTTCTACAGTTAGCTCAGTGATTTGGTTAGGTATCTGCTTATCAAAAATTGTTATCATGGCTTTTTTGAACAAAAATAACACTTTCTACAATATAAGCGTGGATAAATTGCCAATTTACACTATTACTATTGATCCAGAGTATGCTGAGGGCGAACAAGACCTTGGTATTGAGGCTATTGCCTTTACATCTAAGCCTGCTATCCAAGTGAAAGGAATGGCTTTTGAGCAACAAAGCAAACCTAAGTTTTTCAAGGATGCTCTCAAGTACCGTATCACAGCTCCTGCCATGATACCTATGGAGATCTACCGGAAGGATGAGGATACAGATGAGGAGTACATGGTCAAATTTACAGTTGAAGAGATAGATGCTATGCACTCTAAGTTCATGCAACAGTTGGTGAACTCTGCTAAGTTCAACCTTGAACACAATGAAGAGAAAAAAGTACCTGCCTATATCCTTGAGGCTTGGCTTGTTGATAAGCCACAGCTTGATAAGGCATACACTACCTATGGAATAGAGGTACCTGCTGGCACCTTGATGTTGACTGCTCAGATTACTGACATTGACTACTACAATAAGCTAGTGCAAGAGGATCAGGTAGGGTTCAGTGTTGAAGGCTTTATGGGAATGAAACTAAAATCTAAATATAACATGAATTTACCTGATGGAGAGCACCTCATTGAGGGCAAAATCTACGTTGTCAAGGATGGCAATGTGGTTGAAATAAAAGAACAAGAAGAAGAAAAGCTCGAAAAACAAGAAGAGGAAGAGATGGCACTCAATGATACAGTGCTAGAGATTGAGGAGGAAGAGGAAGAGAAGCAAGAAGTAGAGGCTGCAGTTGATCCTGTGGTTGATGCTGATGCTATCAAGGCTATTGTTGAACCAATGGTCACCGAGAAAATCAACCAAGTCCTTGCTATTGTAGCTGAGCTCAAGACAATGATTGATGAGTCAATGGCTAATAAGGAGGAAGTGGAGGCAGTAGAGATGGATGCGAAGACACGATTGAGTCAACAGTTCACTAAACTTTATTCTTTGTACAACAGTAATAAATAAATAATAAATAAAAAAATGAAACATCTAAAATTTGATTTAACCGTTGCTGTGTAGCTGAGCTCAAGACAATGATTGATGAGTCAATGGCTGATAAGGAGGAAGTGGAGGCAGTAGAGATGGATGCGAAGACACGATTGAGTCAACAGTTCACTAAACTTTATTCTTTGTACAACAGTAATAAATAAATAATAAATAAAAAAATGAAACATCTAAAATTTGATTTAACCGTTGCTGGTAGTGCATTACTACAAGCAAACCCTGAAGCATTTTTCAGTGCTGCCTATTTGAGCTCTGATGTGCCCGGAAACTTCCGTACCTTGCCAGGTGTGAAGTATAAGACCAAACTGGCCACCGTTACATTCGGTAATCTACTGCAAGCATCCCCCTGTAACTTCCCTTCTCCTGGTCAGCAGGATGATTTGGAAGCTGTGACCATTGAAGTAGAGCCTATCTCAGCTCTTGCAGAGATTTGTCAGTTTGAATTAGAGCAGTCATTTGTATCTCTACAGATGGCAGCAGGTTCAAACAGCGATTTCTCTGTTGCATCTTTCATGAACTTCTACTGGGAGACTATGGCTAAGAAGATCAATGAAGGGATTGAGCAGATACGTTGGCAGGGAGACACAGTTTCTCCAACTTATCCTTTAAGCCTTGCTGACGGATATCAGAAAATCTTGGCAGCTGGTGTTATTGCTGGTACTGTCATCAACGGTGGTACTGGTGCCATCACTACCTTCTCTGGTCCTGGTGAGTTAGCAGCAAAACTAGAGGCAGCGTTTGCTCTTGTTCCTGCTGAGGTTGCATCCAAGACTGAAGATTTGCGTATCTACATGCCTACTCAGTTAGTTAACATCTACAGGTTGGGGGTTGCTGCAGGTAACACTAATGCGTTCATTACTCAAGACTTGTCTTTGACTTACTTAGGTATCAAGATAGTACAGTGCCAAGGGATGTCAAATAACAAGTTTGTGATCACTTTGAAGGACAACTTAATTTATGCTTTTGATGCTGAAGGAGATAGCTCTGATTTACGTGCCATCAATTTACGTGACACTGTTGCTGAGCCTTTAATTCGTACAAGAGCTGACATGAAGATTGGTTTCGCTATTGTGAACCCTACTGAAATTGTATTCTACTCATAATAATAACTTGAGCCCTCTGCAAAGGGGGCTCTTTAATACTTAAAAAAATGCCACTAACTTGTCAAGCACTTGAAGCTATCATAAAGGCTTGTGATCCTAATGCTGGAGGACTGCAAGGCATAGCCATCATCCAACAAGATGATGTAGATAATGTAGCTGTGAACATAGCAGCACCCGGAGATTGGGAAGTGACAGGTATCACTACCCTAGGTGGTGCTACCTTTACAGACTATGCAATAAGAAGAAACACCTGCAACTATACTGAGGACACAGCTAATGACTTGGTCAATGGTAGCACTGTAGTAACACAAACCATCAACCTAGTATTTCACAGACGTGAAGCTGCAAAATCACGATCTATCAACATCCTTGGCAGTGGTCAGCAGTTTCTTGCTGCTATTGTTAAAGATATGAATGGAATCTACTGGTACTTTGATTTCTTGCAGCTTACAGCTACAGGAGAAGGATCCGGTACAGCTCGTGCAGATGGTAGCAAGTACACTGTTACACTGGTAGGTGAGGCAGATCACTTGGCTTACCAGGTGACTATCAACACAACAGGTCTGCAAAACCTTGGTGTAGATTTCTAATTTATGAACATTCTATAGTTGGTATGCCAATATAGTTATGATCTACATAACTCAAGGAGCATCTAACAATATAGTGTTAACACTTACAGAGGTGACTACGGTACTCAACCCTAGTTACCTCTTTGTTTTTACAAACGACTACAATACAAGTGCAGCACCTGTGCTCTTTACTGCACCCGATACCTCACCCTATCCATCAAGATACAATTTATTCAACTTGGTGGAGCCTGCAGGAGCAAGCCTGATCATAGGCCAATGGGTGTATCAGATATATGAAAAATCAGGTCCATTTGTACTGCCCTTAACCATTGCACAAACCACTGGGGTAGTCATTGAAGAGGGCAGAATGGTAGTAAGTGGTAGTGCACCATCTAATGTATACACATAACCTATGGCTTGGTACGATATATTTACTAGAAAAAAAGAGCAAGGGCCTACCGTAGTGGAAGGATACCAGGCTTTCAGCACTCCATTCCTACCTGTTGGTAAGGGCAACCTCACGCTACCCTATGTGAATGGAAGATACACACTAAATAAGTGGGTGGACTTTGGGGAGGGCAACCTCTATCCTGAGGTACTCAATCAGATGTACTACAGCTCACCTTTGCATGGTGCCATTGTTGACTTCAAGACCAATGCAGTTATCGGTGGAGGGTATGAGTTGGATGCTGAAAAGCTCTCAGTACAGGAAAAGGTGGATCTCTACTCCTTTGAAATGAAGATACATCTCAAGCATAACGTAGAAGCTGTGACTCAACAGCTCATCCTGCACAATAGGGTGTACTTTAAGATCTATTTTGACAAAGATCACAAGGTAAAAAAGATCATCAATGTATCTCCTGAGAAGGTGAGGACCAACAGGGATAAGAATTGCTACTTTATTTGTGATGATTGGAGCACCAGGATCAATATATTGGAGGTCAAGCCCTATCACATAACCTGCAGAGATGAGTGTCAGCTCTATTGCTATGAGGTTCACTCCGTTGGGCAGGACCACTACCCACTACCTCAGTACACAAGTGCTTTGAATTTTGC